AGGAAAGATAGTGAAATTTCTCTAGATGATGGGGCAGATATACCGATAGATCCACTTACATCACAGATTTTGATTAAATATATAGAGGGGCTAAGCTCTTCAGAAAAAAATAGAACTATTCAACAAATCCAAAGAACTGAACGTGCATTTATGAAAGTTCTAGGAAAAGCACACGAAAACATTTAAATATCAAGCTAGAATGAAGTTTGATGTTAAAAGGATAACAAATGGCTATAACTAAATTAGTAAACACCATAACAGACACTAACACAAAGTATTCGGTACAACATACAGGACTTGCTGGTGATGCAACTGACCTGTCTGATAGTATCTTCGCTAATCTTTCTGCGTTAAAATATGCTTCAGCTACTGTAACTATATCGGCTGCACCAACTGCAAATTTGTGTATCGGAGAAGTAATAACCACAAATGACAGTACAGCAATATATTTGAGAGTTACGGATTACACTGCTGGAGCAACAACTTTTAAAGCTTATAAGGTTACAAGTGCTACTGATATAACCCCTCTAGCTTGGACTGCAGAAACTGCAACAGATGTTGGAACTGAAAAAACATTGACAGGAAGTGTTTCTGGACTTAGTTCTGCAACCACTCATGCTAGTACAAGAGTGGCTATCGCTTCACCAACAATTAATCTCAGAAAACTTTGGTGGAATTTACCATCTGGTATTGACTATACTAGAATTTACTTTGATGGGAGTGATACAGAACAAACTATTGCTTATTTGGTAGCTGGTAATGGTTATATAAATTATGCAGGTGGTGGTAACCATATCGGAGCAATAGGTATGGGATCTGCAGCTGGAAATTCTAGTAACGTACTTGGAGATGTTAATGTAACAACAGAAGGTGCTGCAAACAAGGATAGTTATATGATAGGAATAGAGATAGGAAAAATGAAAGGATTTGAACTACCAAATTTCATGAAGAATGGCCAACTAGGATACAGATTTAACCAACATGGTTTTTCGGACGCATACTAATGAAAACATTTAAAGATTTTCTCGATGAATTAGCACCAGTAAAAGTTAGAATGGATAAGAGTACTGATGCTAAAAAGAAAAGAAAAGAAGCAAAAAAAGACTATAAAAAAGATAAAGTAAAGATTGCAATGGCTCAGAAAAAGAAAAGAGCAAAAGAGAAAACTTCTGGTGTAGAGAAAAAAAGAAAAAAAATGGCAGCTCAAGGTAAAACTCTTGGTGGAGAAAGAATTAAAAAGAGAATTGTATGAAGGATTTTAAAGATTTTATGGAAGCGTTGACTCTTCAACAAAGAAGGAAGAGGTCAATTATTTCCAAAAAGAAATCAAAAATTACGGCCATAAAAAGAAAAAGGTCTATGAAAAAACCACCTTCTCAAGATAAAATTGATAAGGCAGTAAATAAGGCAGTAAGACAGAAAGCAATTACATTAGTAGATAAGGCAGGAAAATATAAAGACCCCGAAGCATCAATTGGAGTAAAAACTAGTATAGAGAAGAAGGCTGACCTTAAAGTACAAAAAATGGGTGGTAAGTGGAAAAAAAGATTAAAACCTATAATTAAAAAGAAAATGAAAGATGCCTTTAAGATGCGTCAGGCCAGTGCAAAAGAAAAATAACAAACGGAGAGAACCATGAAACTAATTAGCGAAGAAGCAACAAATGTAGAATTTCTTACAGAAGCTACTAAGAGTGGTGGTAAGAACTACTTCATTGAAGGTATCTTCATGCAAGCAAATAAGAAGAATCGAAATGGAAGAATATATCCAACAGAAGTTCTTCAAAAAGAAGCAAGACGATATACTACAGAGTTTATCAAGAAGAAAAGAGCTTTTGGTGAATTGGGACATCCAGACGGGCCAACGGTCAATTTGGAAAGAGTTTCCCACATGATTGAAGAATTGGAAGAAGTAGATCAAAATTTCATGGGAAGAGCTAAGATTTTAGATACACCATACGGAAAGATTGTAAAGAACCTTATTGATGAAGGTGCTCAACTGGGAGTTTCATCAAGAGGTATGGGTTCTTTAAAGGCTGGAAAAAATGGTATTTCAGAAGTGCAGGGAGATTTCTACCTTGCAACAGCAGCCGATATAGTTGCTGACCCCTCCGCTCCTGACGCCTTTGTGGCAGGAATCATGGAAGGTAAAGAATGGGTTTGGGATAATGGTCTGCTTAAAGAGACACAGATCCAAGAATATAAAGATAAAATTGAGAAATCTTCAAGAAAAGACCGTGAGAACGTGCTTGTTGAAGCTTTTAAAGATTTTATTGTTAAGTTGTAAATATAAGTTATTATAAATAATATTAGTAAACACACAAACAGATACAAATAGGAGATTTTCAATGTCTGAAGAAATTTTGGAACAAACGGCTGAAGAACTGGGAGAAGAGCAACAAGCTGTTGCGGAGTCTTCGGGCGAAGAAATCTTAGATGAAGCAAAAGCTAAGGTAGAAAAAGAAGAAGTTGACGAAGAAGAAGTTGCTGAGGAAAAGGAAGAAGTCGAAGAGGCCGTTTCTGTTCCTAAAACCAAAGCCGGAATGATTAAGGCTCTTTATGACCAACTTAATAGCATGAAGAAAGCTGACCTTTCTGATTCTTTCTCAAAAATCATGGGTTCAGCTACTCTTACAGAAGTAGATGAAGAACATGGAGAAGATGATGAAGAAGAGGATAATCCCAAGTATGAGGCTAAGAAACTCAAAAAAGAGGATCTTGAAATTGATGTCAAAGACGACATTGAAGCCATTACAAATGGTGAAGACCTCTCTGAAGATTTTAAGAATAAAGCTTCCACAATATTTGAAGCAGCAGTTTCAGCTAAAGTACTTTCTGAAGTCAATTCACGGATTGATGAATTAGAAACCAGTTACAAAAAAGAAATTACTGAAGCAAAAGAAGAACATTTGTCCACAGTTACCGAAAAAGTTGACGGATATCTCAACTATGTTACTGAAGAGTGGATGAAAGAAAATGAGTTAGCTGTTGAAAAAGGAATCCGATCCGAATTGGTAGAAGATTTCATGACAGGCCTCAAGAACCTCTTTACAGAGCATTACATTGACATTCCAGAAGAGAAAGTTGACCTTGTTGACGATCTATTTGAGAAAGTTGAAGAACTAGAGCAAAAACTTGATGAGTCTATTAACACAAGTGTAGACATCAAAAAGGAACTTGCTGAATATAAAAAGGCTGAAACTTTGAGAGAAGTTTCAGAAGACCTCGCCGATACCGAAAAAGAAAAACTAGGTAAATTGGCTGATGGTATAGATTTTGAAGACAAGTCTCAATATTCTGAGAAACTTGAAGTCATTAAGGAAAATTATTTTCCTAAGCAACAGTCAGAAACTATTACAGAAGAATTGGAAAATACTGAGGAAGAACAAACTATTTCTGAATCAATTACTGATCCAATTATGAGTAAATATGCTTCTGCATTAACTCGTTTAAACAAATAACATTTTTAGGAGATTACAAAAAATGTATCTAGCTGAAGGACTACAACAAAAGTGGGCGCCGGTATTGAACCATCCAGATATGCCAGAGATTAAAGACCCATACCGAAAAGCGGTTACCGCCGTTCTTTTGGAAAACCAAGAAAAAGCCATGGCAGAGCAGGCATCTGCAGAAGGTCGCGGCTCTTTGATGGAAGCAACAACCTCACTAACATCACTCGCACCAACAGCAAGTGGTACTGGTGGAGTACAATATCAAGATCCAGTTTTGATCTCCATGATTCGTCGCGCAATGCCTAATTTAGTTGCTTATGATGTTTGTGGTGTTCAACCAATGACCGGGCCTACAGGACTTATTTTCGCAATGCGTCCTCGTTACGATTCACAAAGTGGTGCAGAAGCCATGTACTCAGAACCAGAATCCACACATTCTGGTGACGCTGGAGATGATATGGTCAGCTCCGGAGCAGGTGCACAAGCAGCAGCTCAGGGTGGAACATACTCCGCAATATTGGGTGTAGGTAACTCAACGGCAACTGCTGAAACTTTCGGTCTTACTGGAAGTG